TCCCCGCAAAGCCTGGGGCGAGAAGACCATGCAGGAACGCAGATTTGAACAAAAGGAAAGAATTCATGACGAAGATTGATACAATTTATCTGGACATGGACGGGGTGCTATCAGACTTCATGTCCAAGTATCGGCAACTCAATGGCGATTGGAAACGAGACGGCGAAGGCAAGCGAAGCACTGCCTGGAATGACTTCTGTACCGGCGGCCATTTTGCCAAACTGGACGCCTGGCCAGGCTGCAACGAACTCATTGAGTTTGTAGAAACGGTTCGAGGCGATGTCAATGTTGAGATCCTGACCAGCACTGGTGGTCGTTATCATCATGATCAGGTAGAAGCCGACAAAAAGACCTGGTGTGAAGAACGGGGCATCTTCTACAAGGTCAATGCCGTACCTGGTCGCTGGACTAAAAAGGATTGGGCCCGACCCACTGCCATTTTAATTGATGACACCCAAGATGTCATTGTAGATTGGAATGCCGCGGGCGGCCTGGGTATTCTGCACCAGGACAATGATACAGCCATGAAATTGTGAAAAAAGTACTTGACATTGTAACAATGTTCATATATAATAGTGATACCACTAATTTTCAAGGACTTATATGATTGTTGTTGACTTTAATCAGACTGCCATCAGCACGCTCATGGGCGAGCTGGCAGGCCGAACCAATGTAGAGATTCGCAAGGATCTGATCCGCCACATGATTGTCAATGCCATACGCAGTTACCGAGTTAAATTTGGCAACGAATTTGGCGAAATGGTCATTGCCTGTGACAATCGTCACTACTGGCGCAAGGACAAGTTTCCCTACTACAAGGCCAGTCGTAAAAAGGCTCGTGCCGATTCAGGCTTTGACTGGAAGCTGATCTTTGATACTCTGTCAGAGATCCGAGCCGAGCTGCATGCCTTTTTTCCCTATGCAGTAATTGATGTTGACGGCGGCGAGGCCGACGACGTAATTGCCTGTCTGGCTCAGTGGTCACAGACCAATGATCTGATTCAGGACGGTGCCTTTGGCGAAACCGTACCCCGCCCATTCCTGGTGCTGAGTGGAGACCATGATTTTATCCAGCTGCAGAAATACAAGAATGTGCAGCAGTTCAGTCCCATTCACAAGAAGTGGATCAAGCCTGACAGCACCATTCAGAGCTATCTCATGGAACATATCGTAAAAGGAGACAAGGGCGATGGCATTCCTAATATTCTCAGTCCTGATGATTGCTTTGTTACTGAGAGTCGGCAGAAAGCAGTGACTCAGAAGAAGCTGGATGAGTGGCATAAAATTCCGCTGGATGATTTCCACAATCAGGTCGACGTAGAAATTGCCCGCAACTTTCAGCGCAATCGTTACCTGATTGACTTTGACTACATACCTGACACGGTACGAAATAACATTCTCGAAGCCTGGACCAATCGCCAGCACAAGGATCGTACTCAGTTGTTGAATTACTTCATTGAAAATAAGATGAAGAACATGATTGATCACCTATCGGAGTTTTAAATGAGATTATTAGTATCAGAAATCCTGGAAAAGGTCAGCGCTGCCAAGCCTGTGGATCGAGCCAGGGTGTTGAAAGAAAATTCAGCCCGCAATCAGCTACTGCAGGATGTGCTACGTCTGAATTTTGATCCAGCCGTTAAATTTGATCTGCCGGCGGGGGCGCCTCCCTACAAGATCAACCCACAGCCAGCAGGCCTAACCGACAGCAATCTGTATGCCGAGTGCCGTCGCATGTATCTGCTGATCAAGGATCATCCGCGCCGCCCCAAGAACCTGAAACCGATGCAGGTTGAAAATGTATTCATTCAAATTCTAGAAGGAATACACAGCTCGGAAGCTGAGATGATGATTGCGCTCAAAGACAAGGCGCTGGCCAAGAAGTACAAGGGCGTGACAGAATCTGTGGTTCGTGAGGTTTTTCCTGGACTTTTGCCTGAAAAACAGGCAGTTTAGCCAGCAGAAACCCCATGATCACTGAGCGAAAAAAGGCTTGACAAACGGTTGAAATGGTGCTATAATAGTGGTACATTAAATGAAAAAGGAACCGAAAATGTCCAAGTTAACTCACTTCACCATTGAAGTCTACAAAGCCGACAAGCGCATCAAGAAAGATGCTCGCCATGGCAAGGATAAAAAAGGTCTGCGTTTCGTGGATGTGATCGATTTTGCCCCCTCAACCAAGGACTATATTGACACGGTGGTCAAGCGCTATGTCCGCGATGGTTACTTTGCCCAGGCTTTCGAGACCTATGTGGTGAAGAAGAATCTGGTGGGCGGCAAAGAGTATGCTGAACGCTATGACACCCCCAACTTCTGCTCGCCCAGCTCTGAGAGCTACTGGAGCATGTAATAACCCTGGACCCGGTAGGGTCTTGGCTTGACAGGATCAGTGATAGATGCTATAATCAAGGCTAGAGGAGAAAGATATGAATAGTTCCACAGTAAAGTATGTCGATGGTGTTCGGTGTCATGTCCTGGCCAAGCAGCCAGTGGAAGTAAAAAAGGTCAGCAAGTCTGCCCAGGAAAAAGAACGCAAATCCAAGACTGGTCGCGGCCTGGCTCGAATCCGCAATGCGGCGCGCCGACCCAGCGATTGTGTCGTAACAACCCTCTAAGGAGATAACATGAAGAAAATTCTAGTAGCCCTTGCCACAGCGGCCACCGTTGCCGCTACCCCAGCGCATGCCGACCCTGGTGCATTTATTGGTGGCCTGATCATTGGCAACATACTGTCTCAGCCCCGTACCGTCTATGTACAGCCCGCTCCAGTGTATATCCCGCCACCTCAGCCCGTGTATGTCAACCCCAACCCCTGGGGTGTGCAACCCAATCCATATCTGCTGCGTTGCTGGTCACAGCCCATCTACAATCAATGGGGACAGATTGTGGCATATCAGCAGGCCTGTCAGTAAAGGAGCATTGAATGATTGACATGAATTTTAAACTCAAGCCTACCAATACCAGCATCGTGATCATGATTTGTCTGGTTGTGGTAATTGTCGGCATTGGGCCCTTGCTTACCCTCTGGGCACTGAACACCCTGTTCCCTGTGCTGGCTCTGCAATACTCCTTTGTCAACTGGTGTGCAGTTGTTCTGCTGCATGCCTTCTTTACCACCAGTATTGGAAAACGCTGATCATGACCATGCATCTATTGCCGCCCATGTACTCTACCACGGGCAAGAAACGAGGCAAAGCCAAGTTTCGTAACTCCGCTGCGGCCGCCCTGGCTCGTGAGCTTGACCAGAGCTGGACAGAAATCCTGAACAAATACGGTCCGGTGCAGAAGACAACCAAGGTCAGAACTGATCTTAGCTCGGTGTACCGGCTTACCGTACCCGAAGACCGCAGTACCAAGAAGTACAAGAGTGTGGATACTGGCGGGGGTAGTACTGCGCCAGTCCAGACCAAGGTTTATACCGGCGACAAGATGATGGGCATTGGCACCATGCACAAAAGCAACATGGTACCAATTTTCAGTGATCAGGAAGCCAAAGACATCAGCACTATGAGGAGAAATTGATGCCAAAACCCACCGCTACCTTTAAAATGAAGAAGTATTTGAAGTACACCTTTGCCAGTGTGCAGGATCCACATGAGCGAGGTGAGCGAAAGCGAGCCATGATCCAGGCTCAGCTGGCCGGCGAGGTTCGTACCCGTGACAAGAAAAATCGGAATCAGCCCGACCTGGAGACAACATGAGCTTAGATCAGGCAGCTGTGTTTTTTGTTGGCTCTATATTATTCATGTTGGGGCTGATTGTAATTACTGCAGGTATTGTTGCCATGAACAACATTGTCAGCAGGTATTGGCGCACAGTACATTTTTTCTGGCCCGTACAAGATTATCATGAATATCATCGTCAATTAGCATTATCAGAGGAAAATCAAAATGAACGTACCAAGCAATCCAGTGGACCGAAAAAAGATCGAACAAGCGATGCAGGAAATCAGCAACAGCCTAACAAGAACTGAAGCCGAACGAGATCTGGTCAAGGATACCATTGACACCATCTGCAAGCAATTTGAATTGGACAAGAAGATTTTTCGCCGCATGGCCAAGGTCTATCATCGTCGCAACTACAGCGAAGAAGTTGCCGAGCACGAGCAGTTCGAACTGTTGTACGAGAACATCACCAATACCACGGCGGCGCCATGATGTTCGATGACAACGTGTTTTGGA